CGTCTATGTTGCCTTGTGATGCTGCTACGTGTGGGTGGTTGTTGATCCATGGTAGCAGGATGTCGTATAGGTCTACGAGTAGGTTTACGTCTTGAATTTGGTAGGTTTTCATTTCTGCCCATGCTTTTTTGTTGCCTGCCATGCAGTCAAGCCAGAGTTGGAAACCTGAGTGTTGTACTTTGGCGCCTACGCCTAGTTTTTGGGCTACGTAGTCTAGTTTGTTTGATGGGAATTTGAATTGACCTTTAACTACTCGCATTAGGTCTAATTCTTTCCATGGGCTGGGTGGTAGGTAGCCGTTTTCTATGAATTCGCGTTTGATATGTTTTGAGTCGAATGCTGCTGAATTCCATCCGATTAGTACATCGGCTTGATCCATGATTTTGTGTAATTCGTTTAGCATCGTTTCTTTGCCATGATGGTGAACCGATTTGAAGATTACTTTGTCAGTGCCTAACCATCGGGCGCCGAAACAGATTACTTCGGTTGATTTTTCTAATTGTGTGATTGCTACATTCTGTTGCCATAGCCCCCATACATGCGCCAAGTTTGGTGATGTTTCTAGGTCTAAGAATAGTATTTTCATAAGGTCAGACTAGGTTTCTTCGTTTGCGATCTATTGGTGCGACATGCGCCGTTATGTAATCGTTATCAAATGGTGTGATGCTGATTAGTACGCCAGGTTCGTGTAGATCGGCGTAGCATTTTCTGACTGTTAGGTCTACTACATCGCTATCGTCACGCCATACCCCGGCTTTGGTGACCGAATCAAGCACTGCCCTTGTCAACTTGTCTATGTCGTAGGTTCCGGTGGCGTATTGTCGTTTTACTGATTTGGGTCTTGGTAGCCAAAAGGTTAGGGCTACGTTGACTGCTGTTGTGAACGCGGTGTCATGTTCTAGTTGCTTTAGTTGCAGCATTCGGGTCATGTGTTCGCGCCATGCTGGTAGTTGCTTTTGGGCTTCTATTAGAATGATTTTGCCACCACGTTGCACCGGGGTTTTTGATCCTTGTGGGCGTGGTTCGCCTTGTATGAATAGTTGAAACATTAGAACGGCATGTCTATTGCTTCAGGTTCTGCCTTTTGGGTCAGGATGTCGGTTGCGTTGCGTACTTGTGTTGTTTTGCTGCTGATCATGTTGATGGCTACATCGTTTAGGGAATGTTCAACAATCTGTTTTGGTTCGGTTGCGTTTTTTGGTACGTAGGTTGCTGATTTGGTTGATAGGTCACCGTTTACTTGAATGACGTCACCTTCGTTGATGTTGCCGATGTCGCGGTTCCATACTGTCCATAGTCGGTTTCGCTTTTCGCCTTTGAATTCGAAAGTTTCCCAGCCTTTGATGTAGCCATGCTGTTGTGAGATTGTTTGTACTTCTAGGATGACTGTTACTTGTGCCATTTCTGTGTTCCTTTTCTTATTTTTTCGTAGGTTGTTATTTAGTTATTAGTTTAAGTTTATATTACTTTTAAGTGGACACTGGCGCCGTCCCGTTGCGTCTTAAATGACACCCCGTCACGTCTTGGATGTCTACCCGTTGATTTGCGTTTTGTAAAGTTATCCACAGGCTTGTGCATAAGTGTTGCATCGCAATTTTCAGGACATTCAAGTATCAGCCAGTAGCGGTTGGTGATCCTATCTGGGCGGTATCCTGATCCGTCATGACTGGCAACTTGTAATTCGTTTAGTTCGGCTAGTTTTTCAATTGCGCGTTGAACTTGTCTTTTGCTACATCCTGATAATTCGGCTATGCGTTTCTGCGATGGAAAGCAACCTTCTTCCGGGTGTTCACCGATGTGCCACGCTATAGCGGTCAAGACGGCTCTGGCGGTGCCTGATGCTTGTGAATGGTTCAATACGGCGCTAATGGCTTCTATGCTCATTCTGTGCCTTTCTGTGTGTATAATTCTTTTACGCCCTTGTGGTGGGCGTTGCGGCATTGTGACCGCCGGGGTGTACCTTTTCTGTGGGGTACACCCCTTTCACTTTAGTTACTTCTTTAGTTCCTCGGCGTAGTTTTTGATAGCCGTTAGTGTTTCGTTATCAACTACGGCTTTTACCGCTGCTGCGTAAATAGTTCGAAGTGTTTCGATGTCTTTGTTGCTGTGTGCTTCTTGCGCTTCGATTAGGTAGTTGCGTGATTCTTGTGTTGCTTTCATCATTTCTTCACGCGATGGGCGTAGATAATCGTTGCCCTTCTTCGTGCTGTAACCAAGGGTTGCCAATGCTCTACCGATTGCGCTAGTAGATGCGTTTTCTAGAAATGATGCGCGGTTGATGTTTGATGATCCGCGTGTTTCGTGTGCGTAGTCAATTGCGGCTGGGCGTAAATCTTCGCGGTCTGTATAAACCGATGCCATGACGATTACTTCAGTTTCGTTGATCAGTTTGATTTCGGTGTGGATACGACCTTTGTCTTTGTAGTCAGCCCAGAACTTTGCGATTCGGTTTGCTACTGGTTCGTAGTTGTCTAAAAATGCCATCTGTGTTTTCTCCTATTTGAATGTGATGTAGGGTTTGCCGTTTCGTGCTTGTAGTGCAACGACTCGTTGACCTTGCCAATTACCATACTTGACGCCGTTCATAAATGCCAATGTTGCGGTTTTGTGTTTCGTAAAGTTTTGTTCGGCTACTTCGTAGATGGCTTTGGCTGCGGCTAAGTCTACCCAGAAGTTGCCTAGGTCTAATTCACCGTCAGTTAGTCCATCTGATAGTTCTCGGATAGTTTCGTAGGTTGAGTCGGCGCCGTCAAATTCTGGTTCAACCCCAGTCAATACGAGGTCATAGAATGCCCGTACGCCGGTTTTCATCTGTCCGGCAAGGGATTCATCCCAAACCACTTCAAACTCGGTGTAGCGTCCGCCTATGACCGCACAGACCACACCACGCTTTAGACCTAGCACTTCAAGATACCAAAGTACCTGCAATTTCCATGATTCTGGTATTTCGGATACGTAGGTTGCTGAATGCTTGATTTCCAAGACACCTAATGATCCGTCAGCCCATTCGATGATTCCATCCGGGTTTGCTTTAGCCCAGTCATCGGCTACTGATTGCCATGTACCGGTTTCGTGTACGGTCAGCCAGTCTTTGTTTTCGGCTTTGAAGAAGTCGCGAATGGCAGGTTCTAATGCGCTGCCTAAACGCATAGGGATGGTTGAGTCTATGTTGTCAATTAGGTTTGACTTTTCAGCCCAAAGGGTGTATGGCGATTTGTATTGTGATTTGCCAAAGATTACGCCGATGTCAGAACCACCGATACCGGCACGTGCTGCGTGCCATTCTGGTGTGCCTGATTCGAAAGTGCCGACGTATTTGGCTTTGCCTAGTGATTCAATTGCGTCAGTAATACGCATGCGTTCTGTGATTGTCATGAACCCGATTGTAGTAACCGGGCGTGACAATTACTTGTCTTTATTAGTTTTAGACTGCACTGATTCTATTGTGGCGTTTATATGTGCATCGAAGTCTTTATCAGGAACTTCGCCTTTACCGGCGTATGTAAAGGACAACGCTATTGCGAGTGCGATAAGCGAACCAGATGCACCGAACAGAATTGAGTCTAAAGGTGCCATATCTAAATAGGGTAGGTTGCCAGCCCCCAGAAAAGCGAGTCCGGTGCCAGTAGCGAGGGCGGCGATTCGCTTTAGACGCTTCGGAATTCGTTTCCATAATTTCACTTTGCCGCCTTTTTAGCCGCCGGTTTTTTAGCAGCCGGTTTTGGTGTTGTCTTTGGTTTTGATGCGTCTATAAGTTTGAAGAGATCTAGTAGTTCTTCTTGTGGCGCCAATTGTGGCTTTGGCTGTAATGATGCTGCCGCGTGTAGGTGTGCACCGGTTGAGTTTGACCCGGTGTTGCCAATGTGACCAATAACAGTTTCGCCACCGATTACACGATCCATGTTTTGGAACTTTGGTAGTTCCTGCAAGTGGCAGAAAATTGTGTACACCTTGTCGTGTGAGTTCTTAGTAATGATGCAGTTGCCTAGTTCGGCAGTGATTAGAACCTTTGCAACAACACCATCGGCAACGGCGTACACCGGCTTGCCCTCTGAGCCACCTTTGAAGCCCCAGTCTGAGCCTCGGTGTGGTCGTTTACGGTATGATGCGAAGTTGCCTAGTTCATCGCGGCGTTCAGCCCCGGCACCTTTGATTGGTTCGTGATACATCAGGCTAGACCTTTCATAACTATGGCAACTGCGGCTGCGGTAATTGACGCGGTCATGATTGCTTGCAACCATGCGCCTTTCCAACGCGCTTGTTCTAACTCTCGGATTCGCATTTCGAAATCGTCAAGTTTCTTTTCAATGTCTGACACGATCCGAAGTATTAGTGAAGTGTTATTCGGCTTCGATGGTGTTGTCATTTAGAGATTCCAAAAACGCTGCGTACTCTGGGTTGGCTGGGTTGGCAGGAAATGACTTGTATGAACCGTCACCGTTGTCAATAACAATGTGCTTAGCGTTATCCAAGCCCAATTCGATTTCTTTATATTCCATTTTACAACTCCGCACTAAAGCCAATAAAACCTGATGAACTTGATGTTCTAAGAACATAAGGCCTGTAAACAGTGATTCCTGATGATGCTGAAATATCCATAACTGCACCTGTCAAGCCACCTTGGTTTGTTGAGATTCCTACGCCGGTAACTGTTATGTTTGCGTTTGCTTGGTCGCTAAGAACCAGCGATGAATAATCTACCGATGTAGGTAAGTCGCGCATTTGAACCGGGAATTGAATGTAAGGCGCAGCCAAGGTTGATGTTACACCAGCGCCGAAACCGACTGGGCTTGCTGGGTAAGTGCTTGCCCCTGCTTTTCTAAAGTAGTATCTCTGGCAGGCTGCTAGTTCGCCCTGAATGTTTGACGCGTTACGCTTGAACGCTGTAGCAGTGCTACCAGATTCAACCTGAACACCCCAAAGGTCAAGAGTAGAAACCGAAGTGTTAGACGCTGCCTGATAGAAAGTAAGCCAAAGGTTAGAACCTGTACCAATAGTCTTACCAGAAACAGACGGAACAACAAAGGTCATAGTGTAACGAACCCATGAAGATGTAACAGTCAAAGTCTGGTCGCCAATACCAACCTGTGTGCTTCCGCCCGTTCCAAAGTTCTGCAACATGTTTACGTAGAAATTACCTGTTGGGTTAGTTCCCTTAGCCCAGAATGAAACGGTAACGGTTTGACCCGCGAAAGAACGGACATCTTCGATTCTTTGCAAGATGCTAGAGTATTGTGCGCCTGTGGTCATGGACTTGCGTAGAAAATAAGTTCCCTCGTAACCGGCTACTGGTGCAGTTCCCGGTGTGAATGTTTGCTGTGTGACGCTACCAGTTCCGCCTGCTAGGTCGAACGCCCAGCGGTCTGCGGTAAAACCTGATGATGAGAAAGTTGTTCCACGCTGCCAAATGTCAAACGCGCCGTTGATGATTGCGTTACCAGACGAAGCCGGGGTAATCAGGTCAGACCAAGCGCTACCAGTGTAGTAAACATACTTGTTCGAGTCTTCCAACCAAACAAGTTGACCCTCGCTAGGTGACGGCAAAGCTGCGTCACGTGCAGTTGTAGTCGCGAAACTAATAACCGCCTGATTCATTAGG